ACCCGGTACACGCAGAACAGCTGGAAGATGCAGGCCGGCGACATCCCGATGCCGCCGCCGTCCCGCGTGCCGGGCCGCTGGCAGCAGCTCGCCTCCGGCGAGGTCAGCGAGGTCCAGGTCCCGCTGATCGACCTGGAGGAAGCCCGTGAGCTCGCCACCGGCGGGATCGTCACCCGGTGCCCGCCAGGGATGCCCGGGCGTGCCGGCGTGATGTCCGTCCCACGCCTAGCGTTGCCCCCGGGTGCCTCTGACCAGCGGGTTGTCGTAGGACAAGCCGAGGAAGTGACCACCGGGCTGACGATCCGCGAGGCGGTCGCCGACGGCATCTTCGGGCCGCTCAGCCTGGAAGCCGCCCGCCGCCGCGTCCACCGCGCCGGCCTGAAGGACACCGGGCGGCGCGGCGACGGCTCCCGCACCTACGCCCGCGCCGACCTGTTCACCGCGGCCCGCGACGGCCGCAGGAAGGACGCAGCATGACCGCGCACAGTGACGCCCGGATCGAGCCGTACTGGTTCGGCCGGACTGAGCAGGAGATCCGCGCCGCCGTCGAGGCCCGGCCGGAGCGGTGGGCATCCGTCCCTGGCTTCAAGTGGTACGAGTGGTCTGACAAGGGCCGTTCCCGGTCGCTGCCCCGCACGATCGGCAGCCGCCGCGTGGGCGGCACCTGCCCGCTGAAATTCAAGCCGAACAACAGCGGCTACCTGATCCACAACGTGGTGCCCGACGAGGGGAAGCAGGTGACCGTGGCCGTGGCACCGATGGTGCTGCTCGCTCATCATCCGGCGTTCCATGGCCTGGCCGCGTTCCCGGACGGCCTGGAGACGCGCCACAACCCGGCGACGGGCCCGCTGTTCAACGCCTACCCGGAGGGCTTGTGGCCGGGCACGAAGAAGCAGAACGCCGCCGATAAGGACGAGCAGGACCCGTTGCACCCGTGCCGCAACGCCCCCGCTGGCTGCCTGAACCTGGTGGCGACGCCGGGGCGCCGGTGCGTCGAGTGCGTGACCGCGGTCGGGCGCGAGGCGGCGGAGCTGCTGCGGCTGGGGATGCCGCTGCAGCAGGTCGCGGAGCGGTTCGGCTACACCGGACCCGACTGGGTGTACCAGCTGGCGGTCCGGTTCGGCGCCTACGCGGGATCGAAGGCGGATGCCCGGACCCAGCGCCCGAAACTGGCCCAGCGGCTGCGCCTGGCCGCCCGCCGGAGTGACGCGCTGTGACCGCGCGGGGGGCCGTCACGGTGCGCCCATTGGTCACGCTCCGTGACGCCGCTGCGGGTGGCCAGCGGGGAAATGCGCAGGCTTTGACGCCCGCCGAAGGCGGGCTGTTCCCCGGCAGCTCGCCGGATAGGACAAATCGGACATTCCGGGCCTGTGTCGGACACGTATTGTGACGGCGCTCCGGTCGGTTGCCGGTCACGGATGGTAGTCGTAACGGAAGGTAGGCACCGCATGATCTGGCTGCTCGTCCCCGCGGCGGTCATCGTCGCCCTGGCCGTCCGGTCGCGGTTCTGGCCGATGGGGCCGTGCCCGCGGTGCACGCGCAAGGGCCGCGGGAAGGCCGGCCGCGGCTTCGGATCCGGCGGCCACGCATGGAACAGGTGCGGCCGGTGCGGCGGCAGCGGTGAGCGGATCCGGCCGCTCGCGCTGGTCTGGCCAGCCCACCGGGCGACGGCCCGGCGCCGGAAGGACAGCCGGTGAAGGACACGCACCATCACGGCCCGCTGGCCGGCCTGGGCGCCGGAGCCGCGGCGGTGCTGTTCGCGTTCGGGGTCCTGGCCCTGGCGTGGCACCGGGTAGCCGGGCAGGTCAGCATGGCCGTGGCCGCGCTGGCTTACGCGGTGATGGCCGCCGTGGCCGTGATCACCGGCGCCGGCGCGTGGCTCGTCGTGCTGTGGGTGCGCCACCGGGCCCGCAACCCGGAGCTGCTGGCCGCCCGCCGCACCGTGCAGGCCGAGGTGCTGCCCGATCCGGCCGCTGAGCTCGAGGCCACGCGCCCTGCCGCGATCGAGCCCCCCCGCGTGTACCTGAACGTGACAGACGACCAGCTCGCCGCGATCATGCGGCATCACACCGAAGGAGAGCAGCCATGAGCGACCACGACCACGGTCACCACCACCAGCACGGCACCGGGACGGCCCGGCCCCGGCGCATTCTCGGCATCCGGTTCAGCAAGAAGCCCAAGCCGCCGAAGACGGGCATCGCAGGCCCTGACGGCCTGTCCGGCGGCGGCACGCCGGTGGGCTGCTGCGGCAGCTGCCTGGGTGACAAGCCCGTCCGGTTACGTTCCCGCAACTACCCCCCGATGATCGAGACCAGGTGACAGCGTGACAACCATGGGCAAGCACTCACCGCCGATCGACGGCACCGTGGCTAACGGCCACGCGCTGGAGCCGTTCACCCTCCCGCTGCGGCCGCGCGGCCCCGTGTCCGTGCTGCCGTCCAGGACTGTCCCGGATCGTCCGAGACTGTCCCGGATTGACGGTGACACGGCCATCCGCGTGCTGGCCGCCATCGTCGTGCTCGCTGTCGCCGCGTTCGCCGCCGTCGTGTCGTACAGCCACATTTTCGAGCTCGGCCGTCACCATGGCCAGGACGGCACGGCGGCGCGGCTGCTGCCGCTGTCGGTTGACGGGCTGATCGCCGCCGCGTCGCTTGTCATGCTGCACGCCGCCCGCCGCAGCCAGTCCGTGCCGTCGCTGGCGCGGGCGATGCTGGCGCTCGGTGTCGCCGCGACGATCGCCGCGAACATCTTCTACGGCCTGCCGTTCGGCTGGCTGGCCGCTGTCGTGTCGGCATGGCCGGCGGTGGCGTTCGTCGGCAGCGTGGAGATGGCGGTCAGGTTCGTCCGCGACGCCCGCCAGGGTGACAATGACACGACAGGCGACACGACACAGGCTGACAAGCTCGCGGCTGGCCTGCCCGCGACGACACCCCCCGTCACGTCCGGGGATGGCAGCGCACTGACGAGGCGCAGCAGGCCACCAGAACTGGGCAAGTCACGCGTCGTCAAGCTGTCCGTTGAGGCCGAGGCGGCGCGCGCTGGCGTGTCGGTGCGCACCATCCAGCGCCGCCGCGCCAAGGACAGGAGCAGGACATGAGCCTCACCGAGCATGACCGCTTCATCTTGCGCCGGGCCCGTGAACTGACCAAGCCCGGCGTCACCACTGGAGAGGCGTGGCAGAAGCTGGCGAGGGAAGTGCTGAGCCAGCTGGCCGACCTGGCCGAGCAACTGGCCGGCGGCGATGGCTGACCCTCCGGTCTGCCAGGACTGCGGCAAGTTCGATCCGCCGCCCGCGCAGACCTGCCTGAACGAGCTGGACCACATCATCGGCCGTGACCATGAACTGGCCTGCCCGTCCTGCGGAAGGCTCGCCACGGCGTGCGCGATGCGCCCGTGCCAGGCTAGGCGCCAGCAGTCCTACGAGCCGGGATGGGACGATGATGGCCGAGCGTCCTGACTGGCACCCGGCGTGGCCCGAAGTTCCTGAAGGCCACGAGGTGATAGCCATCATTGATCCGGACTGGGATGCCGACGCAGGCGGCACATGCATGTGGCGCGGCGGCGCGTACTTCAGCAAGGCATGCGACGGCGAGGCGGTCGCCACCCTGCTGCGTGGCTGGAAGCGCAAGCAGCGTTGGCGCTACTGTCCTGAGCACATGTACGGCCGCTGGGTTGAGGCCGGCTTCGTCATGCACTGGATCCTGGTCAAGTCCGCCGTTCCGCGCACGTAACTCCCGCAACCTCACCTGCGCCGATACCCTAGACTCCGGATAGCTCCCCGCAACTCCGGATACGGGCAGGTGGAACTCTTGGCGGACCCGGACGGCCTGGCACGCGAGGCGTGCACGCTGCTCGCCGGGTACCTGCCGGTCCTGGAACGCCTCGTCGCCGAACCCGTCTCAGCACCCGGCGGCGCGGCCGGCATGACACCGCGCGCCGCTGACGCGCCGGAGCCGTGGAACGGGCAGGCCGGCCGCGCGCTGATGGACGCCCACGAAGGCACCCGCCGCCTGGAGGCCGCGCTGCGTTACGCCGTCACCGGCCATCCGGGGATGCGCCGCGGCGGCTCGACCATGAACACCCACGAAGCGCTCGACGCCATCCCGAAACTCGTCGCCGGGCTCGGCCGCGACGCCGAGAGCGCGACGGCGCGGATCCTGGAACGGTGGATCAACGAGGCGCGGTGCGTGCCCGCGATCGACGAGGCCCGTCAGTGGCGGCCGCTGCCGTCCCGCGCGTGCCCGTACTGCGGCTACTGCTGGCTGCGCGGCGACATGGACGCCCGGCCGCCGGTCATCAGCTGCTTCCTCGTGGGCTGCGCCGACGGCAACGGGCTGCGCCCGGTCGCGACCATGGGCACCGACGAGCACGGCCGCCCCGAGCTGGCGTGGGCGGATGGCCGCCGCGAGATCGTCGACGGCTGAAACCGTGAACGAAAGTCCGGCGAAAGTCGCCGAAAGCCGCGCGAAAGGCGTGTGCCCGGAATGCGGCCGTGTCATCTCCGGCCGCGCTGTCGGCATCCAGCGCGCCGCCGCCGACCGCAAGTTCGTCGACCTGTCCCCGCACAACCGCGCCGAGTCAGACGGCAACAAGCCCGGCGTGCCCTGCCTGCTGCGCGGTTCCCGGCGCGTCGTCCCCCGCGTCCATGGCTGACGGCTGGACCATCGCGGAAGCGGTGGCCGAGTTCGAGCGGCAGGGGATGCCCGTCGACGCGGCCCGGTTCCGCGTCGCCGTCACCCGCGTCGCCCGGATCCCGCGCACCGGCGAGGCGTCATCCGGCGCGAAAGGCGGACGCGGGCAGGCGATGTACGACATCTCGCAGTTGCAGAAACTTCACGCAGCCTTGACTCCCTGGCTGGTCGTGTGACCAGCGTGAGGCATGGTAAAAAACATGCGTGCTCAACCTGGGCCCGGACCCCGCCCTGGTGCACGCCAGGATCAGGCTGCCCGCCTGCGCCGGCGGCCAGGTGGTCGTCGAATGCCCCGACCACGGCCCGATGACCTGGCGTGAGATGGCGTGGCGCTGCGGGACGTGCCCGGCCATGGTGACCGAGGCGGACATGGCCCGGCTGGCGCGATGGCTGGGAGGGGAGACATCCGGAGACAACTGCGGACGGACGTAGACTGTGGGCATATGAGGGTGCCCCGGCACCGTGCGACCGGCCCGGGGCGTGGCCACTGCTTACGAGGAGCAGCGACATGAGCACCATAGTGCTTCAGCACGGGGACTGCCTGGACCTGCTGGCCGATGTCAAGGACGAGTCGGTCCCGCTGCTGGTCACCGACCCGCCGTACTTCACCCCGCCGGCCCAGTTCGTATCCGGCCGGTCGCACCATAAGCGGTCGCTGGCCAACCTGTCCCTACTCGACCATTTCTACGCGGACTGGTTCGCCGCGCTGCTGCCGAAGATGCGCGAGGACGCGAGCCTGTATATCTTCTGCGACAGCCAGTCCTACCCGCTGTACTACGCCTACCTGTACGGCTACGTGAAAAGCCTGCGGCTGCTCGTCTGGGACCGGGGTACCGCGCAGAACGGGTACACCTGGCGGTATCAGTGCCAGTACATCCTGTTCGCCCAGATGCCGGATGCGCCAGCCATCAAGACCGGGGACGGCGACCTGCTGAAATACCGGTCGGTCCCGGTGGCGCAGCGCGTCCACGCGGCCGAGAAGCCGCAAGACCTGCTACAGAAGCTGATCACCAAGTCCAGCCAGCCGGGCGACCTGGTACTGGATACGTTCGCCGGGAGCGCCAGCACTGGCCTCGCGTGCATTAGCACTGGCAGGGCGTTCCTCGGATTCGAGCTGGATTATCGATGCTTTCAGGAGAGTCGCGCTCGGCTGGTCGGCTGCGGCCGGTAATCCTCGCACCCTCGCGCCGCGTCCTGTACGTTGACTGACCATAACCGACCACATCAGGAGACGCCCGGACATGATCAGACGCTTTCTGGCGCTCGCAGCGGGCGCCATCCTCGCACTTGCCCTCGCGGTGACCGGCGCCACCATGGCGAACGCCACCAGCCTGTCCTGTACCAACACCCAGTCCGCGGTCACGTCGCCGTACGGCTGCGGCGGCCTGCAGATCGCCCCCGGCTACGTGCACGGCGTCCTGGACATGGCCACGACAACCACCGCCGACTCCGCCGCCGTCACCGTCGCGGCCGACAGCGTGACCAACTCCAGGGAAGACTTCACCGTGTTCCCGCTCGGCGGCTCGCTGACTGACGGTCCCGGCGGTCTCGGCGACTACGTGGCCATGGTGACGCCGACCGGGCATATCGCCCACTACACGCAGACCACCGCCGTCACCGCTACCGGCGGCTGCACCTCCGCGGCCGGCACCTACACCAATTCGATCCCGTGCCCCGGCGCGCATTTCCAGGCGCTTAGCGGCACCTACTGCCTGTCTGTCGCCCAGTTCGTCGGCCCGAACGGCAAGCTCCGCTGGTGGGCGCTCCTGCGGCTCTGCTCGACCAACGGCACGTTCGTCTACGGCACGTCCACCGGACCGGGCAGCGTGTCGTTCAGCTTCGCGAACCGGTGGCAGCTGTGGTCGCCGGTGACCGGCGTGACCGGCCTGAAGATGGTCAACGTCAGCCTGCACAACAAGTTCAACAGCGACTATGACCTGAACATCACCATGAACGGCGGCGCGGGCGCGCAGCTGCAGGCGTACCCGGACAACACCGGCGGCGTCCCGAACGACCAGTGGGACATCATCGGCTGCACGCCGCCCATCACCTTGCTCAGCACGCCGTACGCGCTCTGCTAGCCATGCGGATGCCATTCGAGAAGCTCATGGAATACGTCAGCGCCTTGACCGATGAGGACAAGGAGCTCACCATGGGCCAGCTGTCAGAGCGGTGGAGTGAACCAGCCGAACGCATCATGGACGCCATATCGGCCGTCCGCGTGCTGAACGGCGAACGCACCTACATCAGCCTGTAAACGGAGACACGTGACGCCGTCGTTGGACAACGGCAGTTTCATGTGCTCAACTTGGCCTGACGCCGCATGCCCGGACCGCATCCCGGGCAGCGGCTGAGGCCATGCTGAACCCGCAGTCCCCCCGCATCACATCAACGCCAGCTGCGGGTTCACCCGGCACAGGTAGACGCCCGGCAGTCCCCTGCGGACGCCGGGCGTCACCATGCGAAGGCGGCAACCATGACGAACACGCAGGCGTGGGTCCTGATCGTCGAAGTCGGCATCATCGCGCTGGCCTACCTCGTCGGCCTGTTCCGCGGCCACGCCGCCTGACCATGGCTGACCCGGACCCGTACGAGTACCGCACCATCCGCATCCCGCGCGGCACCGACATCGACGGCGCGGTTGTCCAGCTCCACGTCGAAGGCGGTCTCGTCACCATGGACATCCGCATCCAGTCGCGGAATACCGATGAGGACTGGATCCGTGACGCCATGGTTGAGGCACAAGCCCACCCCGGCCGCGTCATCACCAGGTGACCATGGTGAGCTTCTGGCCGTACGGATTCACCAGCGCTGACCGCGCGGTGCTCAACGAGCTCGCGGCAACCATGAAAACCGTCACCACGACACTAGGGAAAATCATGAGCGAAGACGCCACCATCGCCGCGACCGCCGCAGACATCGAGAAGGACGTCACCGCGCTCAACACAGCCATGGCGTCGTCAGCCGCGCTCATCGCATCACTCCAGGCCGAGATCGCCGCAGGTACCACGTCCGTGTCCGCCGCCACCATGGCCGCACTGGCGCAGGCCCAGGCCGACCTCGACGCGGTAGCCGCACCGCCAGCACCGCCAGCCGCTTAGCTGAACCATGGCTGCACGGGTGCGGTGGCGCGGCACCACAGCACAGCGCGGCTACGACCATCAGCACCGCGCCGAACGGGAACGGCGGCTGGCGCAGTACAGGCCAGGTGACCTGTGCGCGCACGGCGGCGAACCGCTGACCTGGTGGCCGCTCGCCGTCGCACGGCGTTACCTCGACCTGCCGCACACCGCAGACCGCAGCGGGTATTTGCCAGGACTCAGTTGCAGACGGCACAACCGGGCAGACGGCGCGATCCGCGGCAACAGGATGCGCGGACGGGTGCGCGCCTGGCAGGCGTCGCGGCAGTGGTGACCGGGCGCACATTACCGCTGCAATTGCACAGGACGGTCAGGCCAGCGCAGATGACGGTCACCCGGAGCGCAAAGGACGGTCCGGGCGCAGGCAAGCGCAGACACTGCCGCCGATCGCAGCGCAGACAGTGCCCGGGCACAGTGACAGGCCGTGACCACTGCCCGCGTGACCACCCGCCCGGTCATCAGTGACCACCCGCGACCACCCGTGGATGTCTGAACGTTCGACTGAACAACCCCAGGTCATCGCATGAAATCGAATCGCCGTTCGAACGTACTATAGCGCCGCCACTCCGCAGCCGGCAAACTTTTTCGCACCTCAAAATGAGGGCTTCACGCAGCGTAACGAGGGCGGGAAGGTGACCATCCGTGACCGTCCCGCCCTCCGGCAAAGTTGAGCGCGCGGTCCGCTCCGAACTGCGCAAACTCGGCTGCAGCGTCCAGTCGGACGGCTCGGCGGCCCTGGCGGTCGCCCTGGCCTCCCAGATCGACTCGTCACGCGGCGCGGTCGCCGCCGCCGCCGCCGCGGCCCAGTTGCGGCTCCTGCTGGCCGATTTGCGTGCCGCTGCTGCCGAGACGCGGCCGGAGAGGACCCGGATTGACGATCTCCGCGCTGATGAGCTCGCCGCGCGGCGTTCCGCTGCCGGGTGACCAGGAGCCGCGTCTGTGCTCGCTGCCGCCGTTCGACTCGGGCGTGTCGGGCCGCAACGCGATCGCGCTGGCCGAGGTCGCGGGGCTGGACCTGGACCCGTGGCAGCGGCTGGTGCTGGACGCGGGCCTGCGGCGGCGCGGCGGGAAGTGGGCGGCGTTCGAGGTCGGCCTGATCGTGGCCCGCCAGAACGGCAAGGGGACGGTCCTGGAGGCGCTGGAGCTGGCGGCGCTGTTCCTGTTCCCCGACGTCCGGCTGATCCTGCATTCGGCGCATGAGTTCAAGACGGCGGCGGAGGCGTTCCTGCGGATCCGGGCGCTGATCGAGGATCACCCGGATTTTGACCGGCAGGTGTCGCGGATCCGGACGGCGGCGGGCGCCGAGGCGGTTGAGCTGAAGGACGGCAAGCGGCTGCGGTTCGTGGCCCGCTCGTCCGGCTCGGGTCGCGGTTTCACCTCCGACCTGGTCATCCTCGACGAGGCGTACAAGCTCGGCGACCAGGAGATGGCCGCTCTGCTGCCGACTCTCTCGGCGCGGCCAGACCCGCAGGTCTGGTACGCATCAACGGCGGGCGACCAAGGATCGGTGCAGCTCGGCCGGGTGCGGGCGCGCGGCGTGGCGGGCAATGACCCGTCGCTGGCGTTCCTGGAGTGGTCCGCTGACGATCACGATGACCCGGCGGCGCTGGAGACGTGGGCGCGGGCGAATCCTGGCCTGGGTATCCGGATCGCCCCGGATTACGTCGAGCGGGAGATGGCGGCGCTGGGCCCGGACGCGTTCGCGCGGGAGCGGCTGTCGATCGGTGACTGGCCGGTGGGTGACGCTGGCCAGTGGGAGGTCGTCGGCCGGGACACCTGGACGGCGTGCGCCGCTCCTGGGGTGCGGCTGTGATCATGGATCAGCTGTTCGCCGTGGATGCGCCGGACGTGGTGGCGACAGCCGACGACTGCTATACGCCGCGCTGGATTTTCGACGCGGCCGGGCTCACGTTCGACCTGGATGTATGCGCCCCGGTCGCGCCCGAGTTCCGCACATGTCCTGCGCGGCGCTACCTGACCGTCCTAGATGACGGCCTTACCGCACCGTGGGACGGACTGGTGTGGATGAACCCGCCATTTTCCAATCTCCGCGTCTGGGTCGAGCGCTTCGCTTCGCACGGCTGCGGGCTGGGGCTTTTCCCGATGAGTCGTTCAGAAAGCTATTGGACTGGCCGTCTGCTGAAAGCGGCCGACGCGATAGCGATCATCAGCAGCGACTTCATCGGGCCAGGTGGCGGCGTCAAGAGGATCGCATACGCCTTGATCCTTGCCGGATGCGGCGAGGCTGCCGTTGGGGCGGTCGCCCGTGTGGCGGCTGCGGATAAGTACGCGAGCGGCGCCTACCACGTAAGGCCCGGAATGACACTATGACCTGCGATAATGTAATCGTGACCTGGAGAGATGACCCCGAGCGGAGACGGGCCTACCGCACCGAATACCGGAAACAGAACCGCGACAAGATAAACGCGCAAAGCCGGTCCTGGCGGGCACGGCACCCGGAAAAGGTCAGCGAGTGGAACGCCCGCGATCGCGACAAGAACCGCATGTCACAGATGCGCCGCAATCACGGGATGGAGCCGGGAGACTGGGCCGCGCTCTGGGAATCGCAGGACGGCTGCTGTTACCTGTGCGGAAGTGCCCTGGTGGACGGCAAGATACACATCGACCACGACCATTCCTGCTGCGGGTCGAAGCGGTCATGCCTGATCTGCCGTCGCGGACTTTCGTGCGGTCTGTGTAATCACGCGATTGGCATGGCGGCCGATGACCCGGACAGGCTACGCCGGATGGCTGATGCGTTGGAGATGGCCAAGCGGGGAGTAGTGGCACGGATGGCCGAGCGCGGTCCTGTTGAGCAGTTGCCGCTACCTGGATTCGCGTAGATGACATGGCCGGGGAAATCGCTCTGGCCGCAGAAATCAGCGAGGACCGGAAACACGCGGCGGTCGTGGCTGCCGGACGTGAGCAGGGCGGTACCCGCGTCGTCGTTGACCTGGTGTTTTACGACCACCCGCGTGCCGTGGTCGATCGGCTGGCCGGGCTGAGCGAAAAGCATGACCCGGTGGCCGTGGTGGTGGACCCGCGTTCGCAGGCGGGGACGCTGCTGCGCCCGCTGGCCGAAGCCGGGGTGCTGGTCAGGGAACCGTCAACGGCTGAGGTCGTCGCGGCACACGGAGAATTTCTGGATGCCGTGAACGATGGCCGCCTCGCGCACTTGGACCAACCGCCTTTGACGTCGGCGGTGCAGGCGGCGCAGCAGAGGCCGCTAGCCGGTGCCCAAGCTTGGGAGAGACGGGTGGTAATCGACCAAAGCCCGCTCGTGGCCGCCACGCTCGCATGCTGGGCGTTCCTGCGGTGGCAGGAATTGTCGCAGCCGGGCGTCTGGGCGGTCTAGCGGGGCCGACCGGCCGGTAAGGGCGAGAGACTGGGTTTGCCAGCAGACGGGCCGGTGGTCCCGCTCGCCGCCCCGCTTAGGCCGCCGCTTGCCGCAGCCGGTCGAGCACGATCCCTGTCAGGATCTCAGTCTGCCGGGCCCGTCCTTGCTGGACGCACATGACGATCAGGTCCATGAGCAGCCGGTCGGAGAGCCTGAACCATTCCGTCTTGCCGATCCGCTCAGCCGCGTAGTGCCTGTGATATCGCTGCTCGACGAACCTGTCGCCGGGGATTGAGCACAGCTCTTCGAAGTGCATCTCGCCGCCGCGATGGCCGTTCTGGCGCCCCGTGATGCCGATCTTAAGCCGGTCGCGGTCGACGCCGAGCCCGAAGTACACGCGCGTGTGATAGTCGGGCTGCAGGTCAGGGAACAGCGTGTCAATTGTTTGCATAACGCACTCACCATCTTTCGGGCAGAACGGAATTAACCGTGATGTCGTCGCGCCGCCGGTGATGGTGATGCCGCTGCTCCTGGATGAGAAACCTGATGAGGATTTCCCGTCGCTGTATCCAGGTGCTCGCCAAGCATGGGCGCTGAGCGGCCTGTCGTCCAACTCCTAGAAGGATTGGCGAAATTGGCAGGATCGACGGAGCGCTTCCCCCTGCGACTGGCCGACGTGGCGCGCGGTGTCGCTGAGGCATGTCATGTGACACCGAAGACGGCCGAAGCCTGGGTTGCGAGATTCTGCGACGTTAGGCAGCCCGGCGGCCCCGGAACCATCCGGTTGGTCTATTACACGGAAAGCCTGACGAACCTTCCCGGATGGGATCGGCATTAGGCAGCAAGGGAGACGACCGTGCGCCTGTCCGTGGCCCTCCTGGCTGTCTCCCTGCTCGGCGTCCTGGCTGGCGGGTGGCTGACCGGCCGACTCGGCTTCGGCCTGTGCGTGATCGCTGACAGCGTGGCCGTGGCTGCGTGGGCGCTGGTCCGCGACGACGGGGCGCGCTCGCAGCCGCAGGCGTACGAGACGCCGACGCTGCATGA